ATACTCTATACTCATTTCTTTTTCTTTCCGTATTTAGCCATTATAGCAGCTACTTGTTTCTGAGGCATACCACCAAAGGACATCTTCTTACCAGTTTCTTTAGATTCTTTTTTAGCTTTAGCTATACCTTCTTTAGTATATTTATATTTCTTTCCACCTACTTCTGGCATAATACACTCCAATAAAAATAGAGAGAGGCTCTAGAAACCTCTCCCTGTTATTATAATTAAACTTCAAGTAATCCAATACAAGCAGCAGGACGTAATACGTTGTGTCCCATTGCATACTTGGCTACCATTAGTGTACCTTGTCTATTGATTTGGTACTCTGATTCCATACCTAAGTCAAGTAGCTTTACAGTAGCTACAGCTTCAGGTGTAAAGATAAAGCCTCTCATCTTAGAAGCAATAGCCACCATGTCTGCACCATCTACAGCAGCAGTTGGTAAGTCATAGTGTGTTGTTCTTCCTGAACCAGCAGTATTAGCTAATGGAGCATTGTCAGAAGTCTTACCTTCGTTAGCATCACCTGTAGTAAAGTTTACATATAGGTTAGATACTTTAGCATGGTTAGACATAATGACAGGCATTCCAGCAATCATAGGAACAGTAGCTCCTGCAAGATTACCATTACCACCAAAGTCTTTATTCATATAAGTTAGCTTTGAACCGTCTGAAACGTCTAGTAATGCATAGTACTGGTCTGGTGCAAGTGCAACAACAGCATTAGTATGGTCAACGTTCTTGATGTCAAACTCTTTCTTTGCATCAAAGATAGCTTTAGCTAATTTAGCAGGGTCTATAGAGTCTGCAGTAGCAGTACCAATAGTTACGTTATCAGTAAAGTCTTCTTCAGAAAAGTCTTTATATCCTTGAACAAGACCTGCAGCTCTAGTTGCATTAGTTGATAGTGCAGCTTTAGTTAGCATTCTTGCAACGTTTCTATCAGCTTCATTAGCCAATGCAATACCAGCTTCTTTAGAGTAGATGCTTCTTACATCGTAATGATTCATAGCTTCATCAATGTTAGCAATGAACTGACTAGAGATGAGCAAGTCATCAATAGTTACAATTCTCTCACTAGCTCTGATGTTACCACCAGTAATCTCATTTCCTGGGGTCAGGTATTCAGCTGTTGCTCTACCTGTCATAGGAAATGAAGCAGATTTACCCTTACTAATAGTACGAGTTCTTACTTTGTCCATTAGGACTTTCTTTTCTTCAAATGCAGTTAGGACTTCCCCAGCATATAGCTTGAGGAACAGGTCTCTAACGTCACCTGTATTATTGGTTTGACCCTGAAAGCTTACGGTGTAAGCAGGGTTTGAAGCAGCTTGTGCCATTTTTTAATTACCTCTTAGTAGTTAAGTTGAGTTGAAATTACACTCAGCATTTCTACATCCTTTCTCCAAGATTGTCCCTCGCAAGGGGTCAGGGGTAATCGTTTGTCTTTAGCTTAGTGTGTAGGAATGATATCAGTTCCTTTTAAATACACCAAGTTAATCGTGTACTTAAAAGGAAGGGGGAATACTCCCCCAACCTGAACAACAATATTAGAACAGACTTGACCTTGCTAACTTGTTAGCTACCTCTTGTCTGTAGGCTGGGTCATTTGCGTATCTAGGGTCTTGCATAGCTGCAGTCATTTGTGCAGTACTTTCAAATTTCCCACCTGAAGCTCCAGAACTATTGTTACCTTGTATAAGGTTTGGTTCTGCTTCAGAACGATAACGTGCAAACATCCCTTGAACAGCAAGTTGAATCATATTTCTATCTTGCGTATTCATTGTTGCATTAAAAGCATCTATCTCATGCTCAGGTAGATTTTCAGAAGCCCAGTTTATCATACCAGCATACTGTTCTTCTCCACCTGCTAGAGAATATACACTTTGTTTAGTGGATTCAGCAAGAGCATCTTGTCCTGCTATCCAAGAATCTACCAGAGTTTGAGAGAATCCTGCTTCTTCTAAAGCTTGATAAGCTTCCTCTGATAGTGTACCAGTGTCAGCATATTCTTCTTGAAATGCTGAGAAATCTAAACCTCTTTCATCTAGAAGTTCAGCAACTTCAGAGGGATTTTCAGTAGGGGATACTTCTGTTTCCTCTGTAGTTTCTTTAGGTTGTCCAAGTTTTGATTCTAAAGATGCGTAAGCTTTAGCCATATCCTCTGGACTTTTAAACTTTTCAGGTAGCCATTCAGGACGTTCATCTACCTCTTCTACTCTTTCTCTGTCAAGCATAGCTTGTTGATGTTCTTCAGATTCTGGAGCTTCTGGTTGAAAAGTATTAACTGCGTCTGCCATGTATTATTATCCTTCTTCTACAGCAGCCTTTGCTAAATTAGGTGCAGCACCTTGTGCCATACCAGCTACTGTTTGTTGTTCTAACATTGCTTGTTGTTGTTGTTGCATCATCATCTGTTCTTGCATCTTCTGCTCTTCAGATTTAATTAAGCCAGAAGTATCAATACCTAGTGATGCTGCTAGTCTATCTATATAATCATTTACATTCATCTCACTAGCAATAATCTCTTGACCTAATGGTTGTAGATATTGCAAGAATGTAGCTAATTTGTTTAAGTCTTGTCCACGTCCTAGTGCTTCAATACCTGTGACTACAGTAGGCTTGATGCTCTCTTTAGGCATACGTGGCATTTTACCTTGCTTAGTTAAAGACTCAAGTAGTAAGTTTATTAAGGGTAACTGAAACTCTTGTGATAGTATAGAGTATACACCACCTAAAGAAGTCTCTAGTTCTTGTGCCATGAAACGTATCTCTTCAGCTGTGACACGTTCTGCTTGTCTTTGTACACTAGTATTAAGTAAGAAAGCAGCACTTAATCTGTCGTTAATCATCCTCATAGTTTCTAATGCTACACGAAAGTCACTAGCTTTTTGTACCTGTAATGTTGAAACATCATTAACATCACCTGCTATGAAAGCACCATTAGGAGCTTTAGCTAAACTGCTAGACTTTGTTGTACCATTAGGACGTACAAGAAATAATACTTTAGAAGAAGCAGCTGAACCTTGTACAATAGACTGAGTTAATGCTTCTAAGCTACGTAGGTCACCTAGATATTCTTCGATGAAACCTCTACCATAATCTTCTCCATCAATACGAATAAATCGTAAAGGGATGTAAGGGTTCTGGTCTTTCTTAAACATACCACGTGAGTTAGGTACTTCTATACCTGACACCTCTTGATATACTTCCCACCCTCTATCAACTAGACACACCTTAGTATACAAGTCATAGTTCTTTACAGGGGAGTCAGACTCAGGTAATAATACCTTTACTTCCTCAGGTAAGTTTAAGACATTAACACTTTCTTTAGTAATAACTTCTAGTAAGTTACCCATTGTGTCACGTTTAGTAACATAACGGTCTGGTCTGTACACTTTCATACCACCTTCTTTAGGCATGTATACTAGTGAGTTACCTGTTACTATAAGTAGTTTAAGGGCTTCAAAAGCTGGTACTCTAATAGCTTTAGACTCTATCTCTGCCATAGCTGCACGTTCAATACGTGCTAGTCCTTCTTCAACTTGTCCTCTGTTATCACCAGCTATAGCTTGTAAATCAAAGTCATCAATAGTTAAACGAAAGAAAGGACTGTTAGGTGGTAGTAGTGCAAGTAGTAATTTAGATGCTAAGTTATTTACACCTCTTGCTCCAATACCTTGATAAGGTGTAGGATATATAGACGAACTACTATGTCCTTCCTCTGGTAAAAGAGTAGGTATAGTTAGTTTAGCAGCTTCACGTCCTCTTTCAAGGAACGTATCTCGTTCACTTTCAAGTTGACCATAACGTTTAGCCACACTTCCTGTTTCCATTTCCATATCTTATTCCTTAGGTATACCCCCTTCTATAAAGGGCATTAGTTGAACTTTTTTCTTTTTATATTTACTGTCTGAGACAGCATCTGTTGGTTCAGGTTCTTCATCTTCAAAAGGCATAGTAGTATTCTGGTCTATTTCTTTAGAATCTCTACCCATAAGCTTTTTCATTTCACCTGTATTATATGTTGCTATAAGACCACCCATTATATTATCCTTTTGGTATATTTAATCCAGAACCTTTACCAGCTACTTCTTTTGTAGGTCGTATCTTAAGGTCTGTCCTTAATTGTTTTTTACCTTTACGTACTCGTCTTAGTTTCTTAGCTTCACCTGTTGTAACAGTTTCTACTTCTTCTCTTTCTTCTTTAGGAGCAGCAGTTCTTGCTTCAGGTTTAGGAGCAGGAGCAGGAGTTGGTTCAGGTTTAGGTTTACTTACTATCTTTTTAACAGGCTCAGTAACTTTCTTAACAATCTTCTTAACTGGCTTTTCCAAAGGTTCTACTACTTTTTTCTCAATATCTTTAGGTAAGTCCTTTACTTCTTTTACAATTTTCTTAACTGGTTTTTCTAAAGGTTCTACAAAAGTTTTCTCAGCTTTCTTTACAATTTTCTTAACTGGCTTAGTTACTTTCTTAACAACCTTCTTAACCTTTTTAACTGGTGCTCCCATAACATTACCCCTTTGGTATTTGTAAACCAGAACCCTGACTACCTACCTGTGTTGCAGTGTCCATAGCTAAGTCTGTTCTCAAAGCTTTCTTACCTGTTTTTCTTTTCTTTAATTGTGTACTCTCTAAATCTGTCTCGTCTAACTCTATGTCTGGAGTTTTAGCTACAGCTGTAACTGGACGAGCAGGAGTAGGGAGTGGTCTGGGAGTTCTCCCACCAAATAATCCACCCATCTTCTATTCCTCTGTATTAAAATCGTTGTTTTGTAATTCAACAAGCTTCTGTATTATAGATTGTTGACCCCTGAGAAAGCTTAGTTCTTCAGGGGACACTTGTTCTAACGGAAGTTTGTTAGGGTATAACATTTTTAGATGGTTAAGTAACCCATCTGTAATGTTAAAATCGTTGCCTAGTAATTTCATGTATGCAAACTTTCGCTAATGTTGTAACTTTAGATATCAACTATCTCACAACCATCAGCAGTACAAGCTAAAGTTTGGCTACTGTTGGTAGTATCTTTCTTCTCATATAACGATAAAGCAGACCAATCAATCTTAGTAGGCATCTCATTAAGTAATGCATAATACTTTGCTTCCTCTATATCCTGATAAGGTGCTTGAGCATATGTGTGGTCACTATGAGGTAAGAAAGAAATACCTGAACATATGTCAAAGTTCTTGTATACCCATGCTCCTACTTCCATCCACTCAGCATCTTTAACTGTGATAGTAACAGAAGGTTTATGCTCACACCAGTTTAAGGCATAGTGTTTCCATAAGTCTAACTGTTCTATAGCAGTCATAACGTTACGTGTAACAGAACCAGTAGGTGATTTAGTAGGGAAGCTAAACACTGTAGTAGAGTCAGGCTTCATCACACAAGGTTCAGCAGGTATACCACTATCTTTTAGGAACATAGTTAGTGGGTCTTTATTATCTCCACGTACAGTTCTAATGTAGTAGTCACTATGTCTAGCATGAATACCAGAAGCACTATCAACTAACTGTGACACAGTACCTGAGGGTTTGACACACGTGATAGCTGCTGATTGTGGTATCTTTAAGATAGCAGAGTAGTAGATGTTAGTATCTATAGCTAGTTCTTTCATCTCTTTCAACCATGTCTTACTATCTAAAGTCTTAGACAATACTCTGTTATCCATGATACCAGTTAGTGATACACCTAATAGTCTCTCTTGTTCTGTATTCTCCTGCCATATCTTACGTAGGTAAGGCATGTGAGTAAAGGTAGATTGTATTGTACCTAGTATGGTAGCTAGTCTTACCTTCTTCTTAAGACTTTCTTTATCATCTGACTCACGTACAACAACCTCAGTTAAGTTACAAAACTGGTAGGGTCTTAGGATTATTTCTGAACAAGGATTAGTACCCCACTCATGCCCTGTTTCTCTACGTCCATTCATAGCCACATGTTTATCTGCTGCTACTCTTGAGAAGATACCTCTCTCACCTGACTTAGATTCTACTAGAGATAACCATTCTCTCATGAAACCTTCCATGTCAGGCTTGTCTGTATAAGCAACAGAGTTATTAGCTAGTGCTCTCTGTCCTTCATTCTCCCACCATGAACCTGACTTAGCTTTAGCCATACGTCCATCACTTAGGTTAGACAAGCTT